TCTCCGGACTTCTTAGCACAGGTGCAGACGAATCCATATTTTCCCAGTGTTTTACTGTTGGAACTGCATTTTGTGACTATGTAAATATCTACTCTAAACATATGGTTTCATTGCCTCTTTCGTATGCTGCAGATTCTTATTGATTTCCTGCATCTCCAGTGTTGCCCTCTGTACAGAGCTGATCAGCAGTTCCGGAATAGTGGCCGGAAGTAGTTCTTCATTATAGACCTCTTCCATGAGCTGGTTGTACTGATCATATTCTTTCTTCAGCTCTCTGCAGGCTCTTCGCAGTACAATCTGTTCTGCTCCGCTCTCCGTCGCAAGAATCTTGTCGATCTGCTTCTGTCTTTTTTCAATTTCATCATCGATTGCACACCAGAGAAGCGCGGCACGATCCGGCTCGATCTTATGTACTCCCGGGTAGTTTTCTCTCAATACTCCATTGAGTTTTCGAGATACTAATACCAGCTCTTCCAGTTTGTTTTCGCTTGCTCTGTCTAAAATCAGCATTTTAAATCCTCCTGTTCAATCGAATCATCGTACATCTCCGATACTTATATCCGGTTTTCGGATTTATTCCTTCCCAGATACGCGCTATGTAGTAACCTTTCTTCGGCTTCACCTCTTTTTTCCATCTCCGGAGCTTGTCCTCATGTGGATCCGGCAGAGGCATATTCTTGGATGTGTTGTAACTCGACTCTTTTATTCTTGTTTTTCCTTCTGTTCCATCTTTTTTCTTTTCAACTGTGTTTTTATCCTTTGTCATGTAGCAGGCAAGACGCATGAAATCTTCATCATAGAATTTACTTCTCTTGATTTCTGTAATCCATGTGCCTCCATGGTCCCAGGCTTTCTGAACGATACTGGCCGAATCTCCGATTTCATTTACTATCAGATGTATATGCCATGCTCCTTTTGTTCCTTGTTCTATATTGCGGATCCAAAATAATTCGTATCCTCTTTTTCTGTACGCCCTTCGGACTTTTGCTATCGACCGTCTGAAATCTTTCAAGGCTGTCTGCATATCTGGAGGACGTTCTTCTATACTGTAGGTCCATGTTAGGAACAGATCTGTTTCTTTAAAATACTGCAGTAACCTTTGTCTGCATCTTTTCTCTTTGTTCCATTTGTTCACTCGGAGCATATCTTCTTTTGTGGCTTTTCTTCTTTTCATCCTCTTTAAGCCTGGCGCTCCATACCTTCCATCGTGATACTCCTCTATGTCCAGAATATCTCCACCTCGAAAGCTATATGTCTTTCTTTTTATCATGTTATAATCCTGAATTTAATATCTTTATCGAGTTTTAAAACGGACGAAAATGCCCGTGTTTCTTGACTTTTTCGCCCGCCGATGGTACTATAATATTGACTTTAATATTCGACAGGCGAAGAAGTCTTGAGGTACATCATCCGCATAATGATGTGCCTTATTTTTTATTCACTTGTATCACTATCCCCATCTCCATTCCGGACATCCACAGGATCTGTAATCTTCTGATTCCTGGTACTCTTCCATGACCGTTATGGATGGATCTTTTCCACATATGCACTCTCCGTCACCCAGATCTCTCATGTAGGCGCAGTTCCTGCACTCCTGCTTAGCAGATGGTGTCTGCCACATTCTCTGTCCCATCGGTATCACCTCCTATGTAAACTAGATCAAACAGTCTCTTAAGCTGTGCCGGTGTATATACCGGTTGGCCATCAGCACTTACCCATCCGGACATTACGATCAGTCCTTTTTCAATGTCATTTTTGCAATTGTATTCGTTCAGAGTTTCTTTCGCTATTTGCAATCGCTTGGCAAATTCTTTCTCCGTCAGAGTCTTTGGTATCTCATGCATTTTTTCTTACCTCCTTCACTTTGCAAACAACCAGATAAATAACACTGCATCGAATGCAAGTCCGATTGCAGCGCCAATCAGCAGCTCAAACACCACTTCCCGGACGATTCTCTGCCATTTTGTTCTTGGTCCTCTTCTTTTCATGCTTGTCCACTCCTTTCTACCGCTTACGCGGTTTTCTCAATGGTATAGGTGATTTCCACCTTTTCCTGTTCTTCCAGAAGAGATATCAACACCTCAATGATTTTTTCCATATCCGGTTTCATATTCGCCACCTGCTTTCTATCTCCTTGGTTTATGTTTATGTGTTACAGTTTGTACTTGTTGCATTCTCTATGCCGGTTCTTTTTCCTGTTTATCCATGTCCGCTCTGATTTTCAGGATCTCCATGTTGCTCTTCGCAATCATGAATGCCTGTGTGTCATTTGCCGCCAGATGTTTGGCTGTTTCTACCATTTCAGCGATTTCTTTCTTTTTCACTCATTGCTTTCCTCACCTCTTTCTGTATTGACTTTTATATTCTTTACTCCTATTCTTTTACTACAGGCATTTTCATGCTGAGTGCAAAATTAGGAGGCGTGTTGTGAATAATTCAACAAATCCCACATCTAAGATTCTTCAGGACTATGTAAAAGCACAGAGTGATTTTCTCTCCAGTTGCCGGCCGCCAAGCTATGAAGAATCTCATTTTAAGCAAATGGCTGATGATATCCGATCACCACTGGAGAGACAATTGAAAGCTGTTCAATCTATTGCTGATTCTGCCTTAAAGTCTGCCAATTCTTCCGGCCAACTTGCTCAATCCTCACAGTCAACTGCTGATTCTGCCAGCAAGCTTGCAAAAGCTTCTGGGAAAATCGCAGAATTCGCAAAGATTGGGGATGATCTTGCGTTACAAAAGTCTAAAAAGGCTGACATTAAAGGCTGGATATCTATCGGAATTTCTCTTGCCGCTCTCATTTGGAGCATTGTTTATCCACTTATCTTACAAGCGAATTAATAATTACGAATATCAAAGTGAATATCGAAAATATCAATGCTACATCCGAAACCGTTATCTTTGACGGTTTCTTTTCTTTTTTGTTTTTCTTCATTCTTTTCTCACCTCTTTCTTAGAATTTTGGAAACTAATAATTTATAGCTCTGGCGGATATCAGCTCTGCCAGGGCTTTTACCATTTCTGGTAGATCTCCACAATCACTCGCCGTCAAATCGCTTTCCAGTCCTTCCTGTACAAATCCACACAGTTTTTCGATTGTTTCATCTACTGTTTCAAGCATCTTTTCACCTCTTTCTTGAATTTCTAAACTTATTACTTGATCCATTCTTCCACAGTCTTTTGGGCTACTATTTTGATGCACTCCATCATTCTCCTTTCTCTGAACCTGTTTCATCTGTTGCTGAAATCAATTCATCCACAGCCACATCGAAATATCCAGCCAAAATTTTAAGCTTTGCTATCTTCGGTTTACTCCTTCCTGATTTCCAATCAGAAAAAGTAGACTTCGGAATCCCTGTATCTTTTGCTACCCTATAATCAGATACACCTTTTTGATTTCGAAGTTCTACATATCTTTCATACATAAAAATAATCACCTCATTTCCGAACTTTCTATTGATTTTAGTTCGGAAATCAGATACAATATATTTACCAGATACATTGACAAATGAATTAAAACTTAATTCTGTTTTGATTTCCGAACTTTATGGCTTTATTATAGTGCGGATTTCAGAACTTGTCAATAACTTTTTGTACTGATTTCAGAATTTATTATTTAGAGGTGTATTATGTATGAAATTTATTGCAAGTTAAGAGATTCCAAGGGGATGAAAGACTCTGACGTAGCAAAGGCTACTGGAATCACAAAGTCCACTTTTTCAGACTGGAAAAATGGTAGAAGCAATCCTAAAGATGCTAAATTGCAGAAGATAGCTGATTTATTTGGTGTAACTGCCGAATATATTCGCACTGGGAAAAATTCCAACGAATACTACACAAACACCGAAACTGCACAGGTAGCACAAGAAATATTTGAAAACAAAGAACTGAAAGCGCTGTTCGATGTCCAGAAAGATATGGATCCGGACGACTTAAAAGCTCTGCATAGCATGGCTCTCGCGCTAAAACGAAAGGAACGTGGTGATATTGACGACACCGGATGTTAATGTCGTTCTTATGGACTTTCCTAGTAAAAAAGGAAATGAAATGGTTGTTCCGAACGAGGACGGAAGCTACACGATACTGATCAATGCCGGATTAAATTATGAATCTCAGCTTAAGGCATATGAACATGCCATGAGTCATATAAAGAATGATGACTTTTCAAAAGGTAATGTACAAGAAATTGAATATTATGCTCATCATCTACACAAGGATCCTGAACCGGCTCAAATCTATCTTGATCGCATCAAGCAACTGCAAGCGGAACGCAAACGATTAAAGAAGCGGATTGCTCGTGATCAGAAACGTGTTGAATTTATTCAGGAACATTGTGATATGTTCCACCGAGCTGAACACCACTATCTATATGGTGATGATTTATAAAATATGAAAGAGAGGAAAATGTATGGAGTTCAATGATGTAATTAAACAATTTTCAGAAAGGATACTGTCTTTAAAAGACACCATCACTACAGAAGAATCTACAAAAATGTCTCTTGTAGTGCCTTTATTTCAACTTCTTGGGTATGATGTTTTCAATCCAAATGAATTTTGCCCAGAGTATATTGCTGATGTAGGAATAAAAAAAGGCGAAAAGGTTGATTATGCAATCCTTGAAAATGGACAGCCGAATATTTTAGTCGAATGCAAAAGTTGCTCAGAGCAACTCGACAAACATTCGTCTCAACTTTTTAGATATTTCGGGACATCTCCTGCTAAATTTGGTATTCTTACAAATGGCATAATATATCGTTTTTATACAGATTTAGAAGAATCAAACAAAATGGATCTTGTGCCATTTCTAGAAATAGACATGGCAAATTTAAAAGATTCTTCCATCAATGAATTAAAAAAATTTTGTAAAGATAATTTTGATAAGGACAAAATATTTAGTACTGCCGAAGAGCTTAAATATAGCAGTCAAATAAAAAACATCTTAACAAAACAGTTTGAATCTCCGACAGAAGACTTTGTTCGATTTATTTTAGCGGATATATAC